GGATTATGGCACGGACAGCCGCCCTCGGGAAAACCCCCTTCGCCATCAACCTCTCGAATTCAGACATTCGGAAGGAATGCGACGGGAACCGTCAGATAAGGACCATCAAGGATCACGCCTATTACACAGAAGCCTCAAATCGCTCACCGTCTAAAGGAAATGACATTTCCGCGATCGACGATTTGGACTGGCTTGATAATGCGCAATTCAACAACTTGCTTCACGAATCTTATGCCAATGATTCCACCATCTTCTCCTACATGCACATGCCTACTGCCGGTTCATTCTCAACTGATGAATTCAAAGTAATGTACAACACGGAAAAGAAAGAGTGGGACTTCACCTGTTCAGATGAAGGCAGCTATTCTCAGAAACTATGGGACGTATCCGGAGAGATGCTCGCTCATAGCAAATTTAGCAATATCACGATGTTTCAATTAATTGTTTGCATCATGATTTCGGCAGCAGCAGCCGCCTACACCTACACTAAACTGTTAACATTGAACTACGTTCATGGTTACATCAACATCCCTTTCATTGGGACAGTTTGTTATGCATATTTTCAAGCTAATTACTACTTCCCGACTTTTGACAGTGTTACCCTGCCCAGCGTTTTCACGTATGGCTTCAACGGTACACAATCGAACATCACAATTCCAGCTTTCAATCAGACCATTTGGTACCCCACATACAATGTGAGTACATTTGAGTATCCTTGGAAGGTGACTTGTCCTGTTACCTCAAACGTTTGTTACGTAGTTTTCGCCTTGATCTTCTTCTTCGTGCTGACCGTCACACTTGCGACGTGCTATGCTTCCAACCTCGAATCCGGATTTCACTACTGCTTCCACGTGAACGCAGGTGAATCCAGGACCATTTGGATCATGCACCCAATTTGCAAGTTCGGTCTGTTCAAGACACTTTATTACTGGCCGGAAGTCCAAGCTGCAAAGCCGAAGCGACTGGAACCAGAAGAAGTGAAAGTGCCCAAAACAAAACTCGAACCCAATGGAACAACAATTCTAGCCTTCACTCACACTGACCAAGATTCGAGCGAACGAGTTAGATCCTACAATATCGCCGGAAGTGATGTTGTAACGGAATTTGATGAAAAAGCCTACAACATAGTTAAGGCATGGAACGGCACTCATGAGAAAGTCATTAGTCCTTCCCAGTTTTCCAACACCTATCGAGACGATCACGCATGGTCAACTGACGAACTTCTGGTGGCCATTTCAGGCGTCACCCACGAAGACGGTCATACTCGATCAATCTCCTACTTGAGACAACCATCAGTGTTTCACTACCGCTTCAAACCCCAAGACTTCGAAGAATTCACACCAGCAATGGAAGAATACTTTCACGGTTGTACTCGTGGCTGCACGTATGTTCCTATGAAAACAAAAGGAAATACTCAACACAGTATCAAA